GAAAGCCCTTCGGAAATCCTCTAATGGTATCACTTATTGCCGCAAGACAGATGTAACGCATGCCTACGGCAGCGTGATGTACGCCCGGATGATTGAGATTATTAAAGAGCAGATTCCCCGGGCAAAGTGGCTATTCCCGATACTCGAGTTTTTAGGGAGAATGGCACCTGACGGGCATCTGATCATTGGTGGATATCTTGATGCATGGCTCTTCAATTATGCGATGTCGTTCGTGCTGCGCTTTATAATGAGGCAGGGTTACTACCGCCGGGGTAAGTTCATCCCCTATGTGGTAAAGATTGAGACTTATATGGATGACTTCATCCTGCTGGGATCCTCGCAGAAAGGCCTGACACGCATCGTCGGTCTGATGAACGAGTTCATGTGTGATTTCCTTCAGATCTCCTGCCGGCCGACTACGAAAATCATAAGACTCCTGAACGTGGAAAAGGAGCATGCCCGAAAAAAGCTGCCCAAGCCGTCTCAACGGGGATGCCCGGCAGTGGATGCCGCCGGATTTAAGATTCACCGGACGCATGTGACTATGCGGGGCCGGGTGGCAAAGCGGGTTATCAGGACATATAGTCGGGCGTATCGGGAACTACAGGAGACAGGTACAATCCAGATCCAACAATCCCGGTCAGTGATGGCGCGATGGGGAAGCCTAAGTCAGACGGACAATTACAAGTTTTGCGAGAAATACCATGTATACGAAGTAAATAGGGTTGCAAAGAAGGTCATTGCTTATCATGACCGAAGTGGTCATAGAAGACGAAAGGAGCGGATGCAGAATGCTGTTAATGAATACCGAAAGCAGTGTGATGCCGGAGAAGGTCCTCGTAGATCGTGAGAGGAATGTAAGGCTGGCTGATCATGTGACCGAAAGGGTCACCGAAGACGGTCAGACTATGTACGTATACGATGAGGCAGTCTTCACACTGCCTGAAGACCGCACAGAAACGGCGGAGGATATCCTGGCGGCGTTTGATGACTGGTGGGCATACGGTGCGCAGCCGGATGAAACGCCGGCCACCCTGGAGGATAGAATCAACGAACTGGAAGACCTGGTCTTCACACTTTTTGGAGGTGAAGTCTGATGTGGTTTACAATCATCAAAAGGAAGTACCAGCAGCATGAGATCACTGCTGCACAGGTCTGGAACTACGCGGATGAAGGGAAAATTACCGCCGTGCAGGCCAACCTGATTTGCGGTCCAAGACCTACCCAGAATTGAGCGGGCCATGTTATAATGGCGGTGGGAATTTCCTCCCAGTAACTGGTCTGGGAGAAGAGCCGACAGGGGCTGATGTCTGTCGGCTCATATTTTTTAAGGAGACGAGATTATGATTAAGACTAGTGACGCGATAGAAGTCGCGAGGAGCATGCTGGGCACACCGTACTCAACGCTGGATTGTATTAACTTCATCAAGGCAATTATTCGAAAAGCGCCGGGCGGTGATCCCAAGTATACGGATGCCCATGTGCCCGCATTGTGGGCAAGCTACAATAGTTCTCCAAAGTACCGCCACCTGATCTGGCGGCAGGAAAGTCTGGATAACCCGAGACCGGGTATGCTGGCATTTAAGGGAAAACCGTTGGGCCGGGATCATGAGCCATCCCATATTGGTCTCGTAACAAGTCCTACGACGGTTATCCATTCTTCAAGCGCCAAAGGCGGTGTGGTTGAGACAGATCTGCTGAACGGGCAGTGGACACTGCTTGGGCAGTCAACATTCATTGAGATTGGTGAAAGCGAGGGAGCACCTGTGGCTGATAATGTACCGTACTACGCAGTAGTAACAACTGAATCCGGGGACCTGAATCTCCGGCAGGGGCCGTCAACCAATGACCTGAAAATTGGATCAATTCCCAGAGGAACTACCGTACAGGTCATGAAGGATTATTCGTCAGGCTGGAGCTTTGTGAAGAGCGACTATGGTACCGGTTATGTATCCAAAAAGTATCTGACAGTAACCAACGAGTCACCAGTTGAGGATGCAGAAGAGCATGCGGGCATTGAGAGTACTGGTTGGTTTGAGGACGTGACATTGATTTCTGAGACAGGCGCGGCGATAACGCTATCCGGGAGATGGCGTATCGCAGAAGATTAGGGGGGTGTAAACGGTGGAGTCTTATTTGGTGAATAACCTGAGCGGGGATAATCTGCTAAGGTTTCTGGTGATGATCCTGGTCGTTTGCTGGGGATATAACCTGGTATCAACGGCCCGGCAGAATGCACGCAGTGAGAAGAGTCGTTCAAGGGAACCATTCGCAAGGATTGATTCATCCATGAACGAAATCCGTTCTAAATGCGATATACACGTGCATGATATTAATAATCGTGTGGATGCGCTCGAGCGGCGAATGAATGAGTACGATAAGGATATGAAGGATCTGCATAATGGGCAGGCCTATCTGTGCCGTGGCGTGCAGGCATTGCTGGACAACGCACGCCACAACGGGAATGAGGACGAAATGCTTGAGGCATCCAACGGAATAAACAAATGGCTGCGTACAAGATATTCAGAATAGAGGTGATAAGATTTGAAGACGTGGATTAAGGCAGCCCTGATCAGGGCTGTGAAGACCGCTGCACAGACTGCACTGACAATGATCACTGTCGGTCAGGCGTTCTTCGAGATTGACTGGATAAGTCTCCTGTCCATCTCCGGCGTGGCTGCCATTTACAGTATCCTGACAAGCATCGTGACGGGCCTGCCGGAGGTACCGGAGAATCCGCCTGTGGAGACTTGACGGATTTTTCCTGCTGTGGTACTATATTATATGTAATATAACCGCAGGAGGGAAGAAATGGTAGGCGAAGCACAAAAGAAAGCAACCCAGAAATATAAGGCCGCGAACACGGTGAACTTTTCTTTCAACCTGAACCGCAAGTACGATGAAGACATCATCACAAGGTTGCAGTCGGTGGAGAACAAGACAGGTTACATCAAAGAACTGATAAGAAACGATATCGGGCAGTCGGAATGACTGCCCGATTTTTTTTCAAATTGGGGGTTGACAGACATATATTACTTGTAATATAATCAGCTCATCAAATCCAAGGAGGACATCGACTATGATGAACTACGAACTTCCGGTATTACAGGCCAAGATTGCCGACCTCAAGAGCCTCAAGAATGAACGTGATGAGCTGGATACTCTGATCTCTGCCCTTGAGGACGAGATCAAGACGGTCATGGGCGAGGATCAGGAACTGCTGGTAGGGCCGTTCAAGGTATCCTACAAATACGGCTCCCAGACCCGCTTTGACACTAAGACGTTCAAGGTGGACTACCCTGAGGCCTATGCAAAGTACAGCAAGATAATTCCTACCCGGACCTTCCGGGTGGCATAAGAAAGGAGAAACTGCTATGAAAATTGTTATTCGCGTAACGGACCCTGAGATTAAGAAGATCGATATTGAAAAGCTAAATGAGCTTCAAGATGCGATCCAGGGGTGTTTCGAAGAAAAGGTCAAGGTCTTCTTCGAGTCTGTAGAAGACTGCACACTGTACGCTTAAGGAGGAACGATTATGACACGTCATACCGCACGGACCGTTATCGACGGTCGTGAGTACCTTGTTATCAACTGGAGTGCTTACTATCCCCTGGACGTGTTCACGGTAGAAGAGGCTCTGGAAGATTACAACCTGAGCCTCCTCGAAAATTTTTCAAATTTTTAAAATTTAGGGGTTGACAGGGTCAAACTGGCGCGATATAATACGCCCCGCAAGCCACGAGCGCGTGGCTTACTAAAATCGGTGTGTTCGGATGCTGAATGCACCACTCCACTACAGTAGTAATATCCGAACCGCTCAGGTTCGGATTTTTTATTTTCTCCGAAACACTGCAAAAGGCGGTGATGAACGTCCCGTCTGATTGATCAGTTAACACCACGCGATCAATCAAATCATTACACAAAAACCTGTCGTAGTCAATACGAGAGAGCCGATTGGCCTTGTAGTGCTCAAGGAACAGGGAGACAGCACCTACATCGAGCGGCATCGTCTCAGCATCAATCTGAGAAATTTTTTCGACCAGTTCCGTCTTCTCCTGTTCGTAGTGGTTGAGACGGTTGAAAAACTCCTGCGAGGAGTATCCCTGTTCGACAGCATGCCATCCATTCGACAAGGCCTTTTCCACCTCTGCCAGACGGTCAGACAGCATCTTCCTCTCAGGATTGTCCTTCATATCCTTCTCGATGGTCTGGATGCAGACCTGGGCGATGTGTTCGATGGCCTCAGGTGTAAGGAAGTGATCCTTGACCAGCTTCAGGACTGCATACTCGATCTCACCCTTGCGCTCCGTACGCTTGGTGCAGATCCCCCTGTTCTTTTTCCGAGTGATACACTTATAGTAGGTGTGCAGCTCGCCGTTGCGGCTGGTACCGGACTCACCGTACATAGGCTCCCCACAGGAGCCGCAGATCAGCTTGGGGGACAGAAGGTAGACCTCTTTGGCCTTATACTTCGGGCGGCAGTGCGCGGATTCAGACAGGCGAAGCTGCACGCGCTCCCAAAGCTTGTCATCCACAATGGCAGGAATGGCACCTTCTGTGGCCTTGTAATTGCCATAGGTATAAACGCCCCTGTACTTCTGATTCCTGAACCAAATCGTTAATGTCTGGCCCTTGAACTTCGTTCCGTTGCGCAGCCGGTACCCCTCTGCATTGAACAGATTGGCAATAGCACGGGCAGAGTTACCAAGGGCATACATCTCAAAAGCACGCCGTACAAGGGGTGCTTCATCAGGATTCGGAACAATGTCCCTGCTCTCCGTGGGCATCAGACCATAGGGCAGTGCGCCATTGCACTTGCAGTGAAGGGCGTTTTCTTCCTGACCCGCTTTGACAGCACGGGACAAAGATGCGCTGTAATATTCAGCGTAGCCCTCCATCATGGCTTCGATCAGGATTGCCTCAGGGCCATCGCCCATGTCCTGCTTGGCATAATAGACTTTTACACCACAATCTTTTAATTTGGCCTTATAATAGGCAGCATCAAACCGATTTCTGGCAAATCTGTCGATTGTGTACAGGATTACGGCCTGAAACTTCCCGGTCTCAGCGTCCTTGACCATCCGCTGGAACTGTGGACGGTTGGCCGTGCGGCCTGACTTCGCTTTGTCACTGTATGTCTTGATGACAATCATATCATGCCGATGGGCATAGGACATGCACTCCCTGATCTGGGTGTCGATGGATTCCTCACGCTGTGAAGAACTCGAAAAGCGGGCATAAATAACTGCGTTGATCATTTTCATTTCTCCCTCTTGCAGGATTGGAGTGGTATACCTTATAATGACGGTGCCGTTGATGGTTCTCCTTGCTGTGTGTGATTGGTAGTCTTCCTTCAGAAAAATGTCGGTCGTCAAATGCCGACATTTTTTTATACCGAAAGCATCCGGGTAAACCCAATCACCAGTCCAATAATACGAACGTCCTCGCGTTCCATGACATTGATCACGATAGGATTGTACTTCTTATTGTCGCTGATCAGTGTCATGACCGGCCCCGCCAGATAGACATGTTTCAGGGTTGCCGAATGCTCGATCACGACCACAGCAATGGAGCCATTGGACACTTCGGGCATGGCCCGGACAAAGATTATATCGCCACATACAAATGTGGGTTCCATGGAGTCACCAAACACCCGGAAAGCGAAGTCCGCATCCTTCGGCCCATCAATATATCCGTCGAACTCGTCGTCTCCATAGAGCGGTGTACCGGCTGCAACCTCGCCCTTGATTGGAATGCGCTTGAACGCCTGACTGCTGTTACCGCCCTGCGCCGCCATGAAGATCTCTGAATCAATCTGCCTGCCAAGCATCTCAACCGGGATGCCCATCTGGCTTGCTGCTGAAACCGCATTCTCGACATTCCCGTCGAACAGTTCGAGGATGGAAGGTTCAATGCGGTCCTTCAGTTCTTCCTCGTCATGAAGCAAAAGCTGCTCACTCACACCAAGTGCGGATGCAAAGATACCGATCTTGTCAAAAGGAATGTCATTGATTCCTTTTTCGATCTTATAGATAGTAGCTCGTGATTTATAGCCGAGCTTTGTCGCTAACTCGTCCTGACTCAGGCCGAGTTTTTCGCGATATTTTTTTACTCTTTCTCCCAATGTCATAGATAACACCTCCATAGCAATTATACCATAATGAGCCGAAAAAGCAACACTTAAAAAAATTTTTTAAATAAAGTGTTGACTTCTGGTAGCTGATGCGCTATACTACCCGACGTCGCCGATAAGTAGTCAAAATTCATTCGGCGCATGGAGGTGGTGCAAAGTATGGATAACATTGTCAAGCTGAAGAAGTATGTTGCCCTGAGTGATTACACACAGGGCCAACTGGCGAAGATGATGGGGATGACCAGCGCTTGCCTTAATTACAAGCTTAACAACAGGCGTGAAATTAAGGGCGATGAACTGGTACGGCTCATAAAGCTGTTAGGCATCCCTCCATGTGAAGCCGGTGAACTGCTTTTCAGCTAATTTTTTTACCCTTACTGTAGCCGAAAAGTAGTCATGAAGGAAGGAGTTACCTATGACATTTGGTGAGCGAGTTAAGCGCCTGCGGAAAGGACTGGGGCTGAAACAGGCCGACGTGGTTAAACGGACGCATGGCGCGATCAAGCGGACCAGTCTCTCATGTGGGGCTGGCGGGAGGAGACGGAAGATGAAGGACTGGATGACTGAGTTGGGCCAACTGCTCGCGCACGACCATCTTTTCATCCAGCATTACCTGTCCCAGCTGGAGGACAAACATGATTGCAGTAGTTTGGACGATCGCATCCCTGCTGATCGGGATGGTGATCTATCTCCTGTTCAGCTTGCTGATTGCGGCTGAAGCGGAACGGGCTTCAAGGCCCATTAAAATCACGCCTCCCGAATATGGTCTCTCACGTCGGGAGTGCATGAAAGCAATACGGAGGATGGAGAGATGGAGAAGGAAGAATTTGTGCGGACGGTATGTGCGATGGGAATCTGCCGTAAGGGTCAGGCAGAGCTCTTCGTTAACTCGTCCGGTCTGGACACCTTCACGGAAAAGGATCTGATGGACCTTTATCACAAGGCCAATCCGGAGGTGATGCAGATCGGCGTGAAAACCGGCGGACCGCTCCTGGACGATAACGACCGCGAGACGGTGCCGGTTGTTGATCCTCGTGATGTCCAGAAGAAACGAAAGATCAACTACGAATTTGTGGCTGACTGCTTTACGGGTAACCGTCAGGTATACGACAGAGAGCCAACGTACATCAGGGATGAGAAGATGCGGCTGGTTCTCAATCCAAGGAGGCTGAAGGGGCTATGACGTGGGAATATGGACTGCGGTTAAGGCCGCCAATGGTCTGTACTATTCCTCACAATGGGCTGGTACGGACGAAGGACTTTAACGGTAAGAAGCCCTACATGGGATTCCGCCTGTGGGGGTGTTTAACAGTACAGCGAAGCTCTATATGGAAAGGGATTCTCCTTTCATTCAGTGGGACTGTGAGGATTGTTTTCAGGGCGTGCACAGTCACGGTGTATGCAGAATAGGCAAGTTCAAGAATACGCCGGAAGAAGTCTCCCGGGCCATTGAGCAGCAGGACATGCTGCGCTTGCCCAAGAAGACAATAAGGGCGGAGAACAGCATATCCATCACCGATATGAAGCGCGTTCTGCGTAGGATTGTTCGTGCAGGCGGCCAGATCAGACTGTTTCAGGGCTGCATGCCTGGCCGCGAGTTTGAGATGTGGCTGACGGCGTTCCCGTCAGCGGAGGTAATAATAAAATGATTGAAATTAAGGTTACTGGTGAAAACTATCAGGATTGCTTAAACCAGATGATGGGCTTTATCACGGAGCCGGTAAAGGATGCTCCCGCGTTTATTCCGGCAGAACCGGTTACTACTCTGTTAACAGCAGAGCCGTCGGTACCGGAAATGCCGACGCCTGAAGAGGCAGCGGAGTATGCCAAGAAGACGGCAGAGAAGGCGAAGAAAGCGGCAAAAGAGGCCGTTGAAAAGGCGCAGGCAGAAACTACCGCCAGTGCCCCGGAAGCGCCCGCAGAGGCCCAAACTGAGGCATCTGAGCCTGTCTCCGAAGCACCAGCGCACAAGACCTACGACGAGGTCTATGCTATCGCGGCCAAGGTGCGTAACGACGTGAGCATTGGTGCCCTTCGTCTCCTGCTCTCGTCGTTCAACGGTGCACAGACAAGTTCCCGAACGTAACGAGCAAGTACGCTGAAGAGGGAACACTGGCCCACTCCATTGTGGAGGAAAAGCTCCAGCGGATTATCAAGGGCAAGCCCCGTGGAACCGCGAGTGCCCGGTTAAAGAAGAAAGAACTCTACAAACCGGAGATGGAGGGCTACACCGACGATTATGTGACACTGGTGTGCGAGGTGTTTGATGAACTGAAGAAACAGGGCAAGCACCCCATCCTCTCCTCCGAAATGAAGGTTTCCTTTGAAAAGTGGGTTGAGGGCGGTTTCGGCACGACTGACACTGCCATCATCGCGGACGGCACCATGTACGTCTTCGACTTCAAATATGGTCAGGGCGTGCGGGTAGAGGCCCATGAGAACCCTCAGCTGATGCTGTATGCACTGGGTGCGTACTATGAATTTGAGCCGCTGTACGACATTGATCACGTGGTTATGTACATCGTACAGCCCCGTGTGGTTGACGGCGTGACGAGTTTTGAGATGGATATCAAGGACCTTCTGGACTGGGCGAATAACCTGGTCAAGCCCAAAGCAGAAATGGCCGCTGCGGGCGAAGGTCCCTGTGTTGAGGGTGATTGGTGTAAGTTCTGCCGGGCAAAGACGGTTTGTAAGGCGAGGGCGATCAAGTACTTGGAGTTCCTCAAGGAAACTGAGAAAAACCCGAGGCTTTTGAGTGAGAAAGACCTGGCAACGATCCTTCCGCTCGCGGAATATATCAAAGGCTGGGCGAAAGAGCTTAAGGATTACATGATGGATCAGGCCATAAACCTGGACGTTCATTATCCTGGTTACAAGCTGGTGGAGTCACGTGCCGACCGGGTGATTCTCAATCCAAAGGCACTCGCCGATAAGCTCCTGAAAGCGGGCTATGAGGACATCTACGAACTCAAGGGCATCACCAGTCTGGAAAGCATCTGCGGTAAAAAGGCTTTTGCCGAGATTGCCGGAGGATTGGTGGAAAAGCCTGCTGGCAAAGCGACTTTGGTGCCGGAAAGCGATCCACGCCCGGCACTGGGTGAAGACAAGGACATGTTTAATGACGGATTTGAGGAGGAAACAAAATGAGCGAAAAGTTCAATACCGGAAAGGTACGTATCAGCTACCCGCACGTCTTCGAGCGTGACCAGAATGACAAGTTCTCACTTGTCGCTTTAATTCCGAAGACCGACACGAAGACCCTCGAGAAGATCGAGGAAGCCTGTAAGGCGGTCTACCGGGAGCACAAGTCTGGCCTGCTGAAGGGCCTTGAGTACGAAGAGGTTGCCAAGCCCTTCCACGACGGCGATGGACGCAAGCCGAAGGGCGGCAGTTACGGTGATGAGTGCAAGGGCATGATCGTTCTGTCCGCCAAGACCAAAACCAAGCCCGTTGTTGTTGACCGTAATGGCGAAAAGACCGCCGATGAGTCTCTCATCTATCCGGGCACGTGGGGTCGTGTGGCAATTGCCTTTGGTGCCTACAACAACTCCGGCAACCGGGGTATCTGCTGCTTCCTGAACGGCGTGAAGACCTATACGACGGGCGAGCGCTTTGGCTCCACGTTCAAGGCCGAAGACTTCGACGATGGGTACGACGACAGCGACATGCTGACGGGAGCTGATGACGATGACGATATCTGAGGCGGTAACGCCCCAGATCCTGAGTCTCGACTTTGAGACCTTCTCCGACGTTGATATCGGAAAGGCCGGTGTATACCGGTATGTGGAATCACCGGCCTTTGAGATTCTTCTTCTGGCATATGCCTTTAACGATGACGACCCCATTGTGCTGGACTTCACTGCCATGTCAGACGATGAAAAGGAAGGATGGAAACAGCAGTTCAGGGAATGGCTGTCAGACCCCGGCATTCGGATTCACGGGTACAACCTTGAATTTGAGGCAGCGGTCTTCTCCCGGTGGTTTGGTTATAACGTCGATCTGACGAATTGGTGGGATACGATGGTAACCGCACTTACGTGCGGTCTACCTCGCTCCCTGAAGGACGTAGGCATTGCCCTGGGCATGCCCGAGGAAGAGGCCAAGCTACGCGAAGGAAAACGCCTCGTAACGTACTTCTGCACACCGTGCAAGCCTACAAAGGCAAATCGGATGCACACAAGGAACAGCCGAGAGACTGATCCTGAAAAGTGGTCGAAATTCGTTGAGTACAACCGGCAGGATGTAGTCGCAGAACGGGCGATCTGGTACAAGGTACGGAATTACGAGCCCTCTGAAAAAGAGCACATCGCTTGGATTGTCTCAACAGAGATTAACCGCCGGGGCGTGATGATCGATCAGAACATGGTCGCTCAGGCGGTTCACCTCTCTGAACAGCATACGGCAAAGCTGATTGAGGAACTCAAGCGGATTACCGGACTGGAGAACCCGAACAGCAACAGTCAGCTTGCAGGCTGGCTGGGCATACGGCGCGAATCGTACCGGAAGATACTGTCTTGCCGAAGGGACAAAGATACTGATTAAAGACAGGCACGGTCTTATAACTGAGAAGCCTATTGAAAAGGTATCCGAAGATGATCTGGTATATGACGGTAACGCCTGGGTCGAGCATGAGGGTGTTGTATACAGCGGGGATAAAGAAGTGATTACTTGGGATGGAGTTACCGCAACACCAAATCACAACGTCTACATCTCAGATGTTGAGAAGGTTAGTCTGCTGGAAGCGAAGATGAGGGGACTGAGGCTATGGAGAGGATACTGTACCAAATCTACCGTATAACCGCTCCTGACGGTAGATGTTATGTAGGGTGTACTTCACAGACGCTTAACGAGCGGTGGAGGCAGCATCGCCTCCGGGCAAGAGACGGTAAACATGATGGGCATCCCTTCTATCATCTGATTAATGAAATTGGTGAGGACAAATTTACGGTTGAACTGATTGAGATGACATCAGATAAGAAGGAGAAGTACCATGCGAACGTATGACATTGTAAACGCTGGGATACATAATCGGTTCATGGCAAACGGACGCATCGTCTCCAATTCTTCCCGGATTGTTCAGCTCCAGAATCTTCCGCAGAACCACATTGATGATCTGGATGCCGCCCGGCAGTACGTCCTTGACGGTGACAGCGAATCAATTGAAACCTTCTTCGACAGCCTGCCGGACACACTGAGCCAACTGATACGGACAGCGTTCATTGCAAAGCCCGGCTATGTATTTGCGGTCGCTGACTTTTCGGCGATCGAAGCCCGGGTGATGGCTTGGGTTGCCAACGAAAAGTGGATGTCCGAGGCTTTTGCCGCCGGGAAGGACATCTACTGTGCGACAGCTTCCCAGATGTTCGGCGTACCGGTTGAGAAGAAAGGCGTCAATGCCCATCTCCGTCAGCGCGGTAAGGTCTCCAGCCTGGCCTTGCAGTATGCCGGAACAATCAATGCACTCATCAACATGGGCGCCCTCAAAATGGGCATCCCTGAGGAAGATCTCCCGGAACTGGTCGAGAAATGGAGAGCGGCAAACCAAAACATCCAGCGGTTCTGGTACAAAATGGGCGATGCCGCATTAATGGCTGTAGAAGAGGGAGCCAGCGTCAAGGTTCAGCACGGTATCCGCTTTTACCGCACGAAGAAGATGATGTGTATGGAACTGCCGTCAGGACGAAGTATCAGGTACTACAACCCAAGTGTTGAGACAAACAAGTGGGGCAAACCACAAATTGTTTATGAAGCGTATGATAACGGAAAATGGTTAAAAGCTGATACATATTACGGGAAATTGAGCGAAAATGCAGTACAATCAATAGCACGTGACTGCCTGTTGGAAGCCATGATGCGAGTGTCCAGACGGTACCCGGAGATCGTAATGCACGTCCACGACGAAATGATCGTAGAAGTGCCTGAGGATGAGGCTCAGGAGGCTCTGAACTACATGTGCGCGTGTATGGCGGAACCGATTCCGTGGGCGCCGGGATTGATCCTGAAGGGTGATGGCTACGTGACGAAGTATTACAGGAAGGACTAAATGAGTGATTTCAGCATTAGCGGTACAACCGATCTTGGTTGGGCTGTAAAGGGCATCATCTACCATACTTGTTATACATGCGGAACCCGGTTCACGTGTGACACTGAATACGTCTATAAGCGGATGTACAAATCAAAGCAGTACTGGTTTTGTCGGTATAACTGCATGCGGCGCTTTGACGTAATTATTGACCGGGCGCGTGAGCTTGAAAACGAGATTCAGATTCTGAATCAGCAACTTCGGGCGTACAGGTTGCCTGAAGAAAAACGGCGGGAACTGGAAAAACGCCGAACGAAAATCAAGGAGGAATTGAAAAATGTTCGTCCCCTACCCCCCAATGACGACGCTGGAAAAAAATAAGGTCGATGAAGTGCTGGCATGGGATCAGCCGGAATGCCCGGGTTGCGGTGCAAAGATGAGCCTGGGGATTGAGGAAACCGGCAGGCAGTCCATGTGGGAATCCGCACGGAAACGTGAGCGTTATCGTGCATGGTACTGGTGCACCAGATGCCGCATCTGGCGTACCGATGCAGTAAACGGGTATACAGCCAATATGGCTGCTGAAAATGCCGCATCGAACGGAGGTATGAGAAAGAGTATGGTAATCGGTAATGTAGGTCTGCGTGACCTGATCAAGGGCTATATCGGGCCCGCCAGTGTGGATGTTACGTTGTCTGACACGATTCTGGTACAGGCCAAACGGCCTTGTGCAGTGCGGCTTGGCGGGGATGTACGGTACATCCCGGTTAAGTTCACAAAGAAGAAGCCTTTTATCCTGATGCCCGGCGCGTTCGTCCTGGCAGCAACGAAGGAAGTATTCCAGTTCCCGGTCAACGTCTGTGGATTCGTTCAGGGACGGTCCTCTATTGGAAGGATTGGTTTGACTGTTCAGAATGCGGGATTCATTGATCCGGGTTTCCATGGAACGATCACACTGGAGCTGGTCAACGAGGGCAGACAGCCCATCGCTCTGATCCCGGATTACCGCATTGCCCAAATTATCATGCTGGACGTTCGGGATAATGACCTGATGTACGAAGGGAAGTACAACGGGCAGATCGAGCCTGTCGGGTCGAGGATGTACCTTGACCGGGAGGTACAGGCGTGAAAAATGTCATCCTTGCAATGGTCTCGTGGTTTTGCATAGTCTTCTTCACCGTCTTCTTAACGGTGCTGGGCTTCAAACTGGCGATGGCTGTTGTAAATAATATTGTGGGGGTACTTGTATGAACGTT